ATTATCATCTGATTGTAATTTAAAAGTAATAGTTGGAGTTGATGTACCTGAAACTGCGTAGCAATGAATTGCTGCATACGCTTTTTCATCGGCGGCAACAGCTCCAAGTTGGGTGCCTGTTGAATTACCTGAAGCTGTTAATGCGCCATCTAATTGTATAGTTCCTCTAACAACTTTATCGGACGATTGGCTTTTGCTTATAGTAAACGGAGCTAAGCCTCCAACCTCACCTAATATTGAATAATCAAATAATCTTGATTTCATAAAATATGCAATATTTCCTACTCCAGCATCTGGAACAGTAGTAACAATTAATTCATTTCCTATTGAAGCACCTAGCAAAGCATCTGGCTTATTGGATCCTGCTTCATAAAAACCATCTATTTGTAATGAACTATCTTTTAACCCGCCTAGCTTTTCTCTAAATCCACCTGAGTTAATTGTTGTTGAATCTAATTCTTCAGAGTTTATTTCAAGATTAACAGATGTTACGTGGCTGCTCAGGTCATATCCGCCTGAAAATACTTTACCATCATTAAATACAAACTTTGCCATTATTTCTCCCACGCCTCATTTACATCTGGCGTTGATTTATCATCTTTTATAAAAGTGCCATCTTTTTTACGAGCACGCTTTCTTTTAATTGTAGTAGGGATTATATGGCCACCCTTAATTAATGATTTTGCAATATTTTCATCGTCAATAGTTATCGTATCACCTTTAGCTTTATCCATAACTTTTTTATTACCAATTATTTTATATTTAGCCATTAGCTTGATCCTTTTGTATAAACTTGTATTTCTAAATTAGCGCCGATTCCATCAATTCCATTCAAGTTAAAGTCAGCACTATAATTTGTCATATTAACTACTCTAGCATCTGTATTAGCTAATCCTAAAGTGCGATTATTATATATTATTTGCCTAATACTCGAACTACCACTTCCAGTAACAAACGCGTCTAATTTATCCTGNGCAGTTCTTGCATCAGATCGCTGTACAGCTATTAAAACATCAAAGGTATAAAGATCTGTGCCACGTTGCATTGCTAAATCAAATTCAATATTTGTAGGTATAAACATTGCAACTGGAAAATTTATTGCATTGTCTGGGATTACATCATAACAACGTAAACCACTTATTCCGCTTATTGTTGTTTTAAGACCATCTCTTATTTCTGACATTGTTGCCATTTAAGCAACTCCTAAAACTGTACCTTTACGAAATGGTGCAATCATTCTGGTAATTTCTCTATTTTGTTGTATATTAACAACGCCAAAATCTCCTACACCTGCAACACCTAAAGGCGCATTTCGCATAGCAAATAATTCGCTTGCCAACATCAACGTAGCTTGTCTAATTTGTTCAGGCACTGCTGCATAACCCCATTTAGCTGTAATTTCAGCTCGCGGTCTATTACTTGAAGTATCTAAGGGCCATTCATTTGATCCATCGCTTATCAATTCAACTATGTAATAAGGATTTCCTGTTATGCCTCCAACAATTCCATTGATAGGCAAAACTTGATATTCACTTGATGAAACAGTTACCTCATACGTTCCATCATCATCATCGTCATATTTAACTACAAGTCCTGTAGTTGTAGAAATGTCATCAACTCTTAATCGATAAACATCTTCTGTAAAAAATTTCCTAGCCGATGCCGATCCGTCTGCGTAAAAATATCGCCCACAAAAAGCGTCTATTTGTCTTGAAGCTGCATTAATAGCATCATCTAAAAGATCATCGTCCCCGCTATCATCTGACGGGATTCCAACAAAAGCTTTTAATTCATTTTGTGTACAGTAGCCATTAGTAATTGCCATAGGTTATTTACCCTTATTTTTTCGGCCCTTACCTTTGCCACCTTTCATTTTTTTACCGTAACCAACACCTTTAGGCATAATTACTTCTTTTCTACTTTTTTTTCGGCTTTAGGTTTAGCATCAGCTTTTTCAACTTTGCCACCTGCTGCTTTAATAGCTTTTTTAACTTCTTCAGCACGTTTAGCCTTTCCGTATAATTCGTAGCCCTTGAGCTCTTCCTTTAACGCTTTTATTAAATTTTTATTTGACATAATTTTTTCTTTCTTTATATGGTTAGAGGTATCAATTGCTTGACACCTCCGACCATTAATTCAACTAAAAGGACGGTGTAACCAGTCCTGTTCCGTTAATCATTGTAGTTCCTGCTGGGTATCTTCCAGAAGCGAATGCGTTATATCCGTAAACAACCATTTTAGTTGTAAGTGATCCTGCATTTGTTTCTTCAAACTTAAGCTGGAATAGACCATCTTCGAAAAGAATATGATCATCTGCTTTAACAATGAGAATTATATCTTCATTATTACCAGATCCTGCATCTGTTTGAATGTTTGCATCTGTGATAACTGGCAGCCCTAAAAGGTTACCAACAACGTTTCCGTATTTTGCTGCTTCACCAACACCAATTGGATTATCAGGGTTGTTTCCTGCTGGGACAACTAACGGCCTATTAGAGCTGTCAAGTCCTGCAGTTATGAAACCCCATCGTCTTGGGTGCATAATGATTGCAGTAGCTGGAGCAAATCTGTTAGCGTTAACTTTTTGAATTGCATCAGCCAATTTAGGATAGAACTCAGCAACAGTTGGACTTGCGTCTGTGTATGTTGTTGTGTTTATTCCTGAAACTGATTTTATTCCTAACGGTTGTCCAGAACTTCCGGATCCGTTAATCATAAGATTATCAAGTTTTGTATAGTATGCTGCGACTAAGTCTTGGAAAATAATGTTTTCCATGCTAAATCCAGGTTGTCCGCCACGCTCGAGAGCTTGTCTTGAAACGTCTTGCTGACCTGCAACAGTATCAACATTAACTGTTAATAGTGTATCATCCATATTAGTTTCTGATACAGCTGAGTTTTGTGTTGCTTGTTCTGCTGCTGTTGATCCAGTAGTTATTCTGGATACTTCCATTTTCATACCAAATGCTGGAAGAGGTTTTTTAGGTACAGCGTTATAAACTGCTGCGCCAGCTCTTGCAATTGGTGCATACTCATTTACTAGGTATTGCGGAACTACGAGGCCTGAAAAGGCTCCTGTTCCAACATCTCTAGAAGATTCATGATCTTGATGTTGATTAAGTCTTGATTGCGCTTTAAAGTCGCCGGATCTAGCTGCCCAAGCATCAGAAATGAAGGAATAATTTCCATCTTTTCGATATAGGTCAGGCTCGTTGATCTCTACAACAGCTTCTTTTTCGCCCAAGTCTTCATCTTCAACATTAAGTTCTGATCTACTTTGTTTAACTGCTTTGAGTGTTTCGGCTGCATCTCTAGCTTCATCTATTTTTACATTAAGCTCTTTTACTTCTGAGTGCAATTCATTTGACCTTGCAAATTTGCTGTCAAATGTTTCTCCTGCATCCATTTCATCAAGCTCAACAACTAGTGAATCTAATTCAGCAACTTTTGCATCTCTAGCTTCAATTAATTTTTTCATAGCTTCCTTATGTTTATTATCTTTTACTTCTGCGTAGAGTGTGTTCTTAAGTGTGATTTCGGCACTAAACACGGCTTCACGTCTTAGCGAATGCCATCTCTTTCAAGTTTCATTTTTAACAATTCAACTTTGGGATTACTTCGCTTTTTATCAATGTTATTACTTTCAGTAACTTCATTAATAAAACCTTCTAAAATTTCTTTTGCTTTTTCACCGCTTCTTGCTTCAACAAGCTCTTTGTGTAGGTTTTCTAATTCAACCCCTCTAAGCTTAGCACCAGCCCAAGGATTAGCAGGATAAGTAACAACGCTTACATCAAATAACCTTGCTTCGTTTACTTCTCTGTTTTCTCCTTGATTATCAAAATTATCTTTGATTGCTGCAAATGCAAAAGACATTTCATTCAAATCTCCTCGCTTCATAGCGCTTGCTACTTCAGCTACAGTAGGATTAGTTGGATCTAATTCAGCTCTAACAAATAATCCATAATCATCTTCTTCTAATTTTAAAGTGCCTGATGAAGTTCTAGCCAATGGAATTCCATCATGATTAACTAAAAATCTTACATCATCTTGCTCTTGTAAAGTTTTCTTAAATGCTCCAGGTTTAATAGTTTCGTTATATAAACCTTTGCTATCTCTTACTCCGTATGGTTTATCAAATACAGAGGCATAACCAGTAAATAATAATGTATTTTTGTCATTATCATTTCTTTCTTCAACTGCTGCAAATGTAAAACTTCTATTTTCAGTTTGTCTTTCCATGCTATTTATATTAGTAATAGTTTTTTGCTTTTCAATTGTTTGTGACATTGCCACAGCTCGATCGAATACATCAATATGTTGTCCACTCATTTTTTCCTCTTTCTTTGTATATCTTGGGTGTTCTTTTGGAAGTAAATCATTATCTGATAAATATTTAGGATTTTTTGGTTTATCATTTTTTAATAAATAACTAAATGCTTTTAGTCTAGCTAATCCCCACGCTTGTCTACTAACTCCAGGTCTATGCGAAGAACTAAACGCGCCAAATCCTCTTCTAACAACAGCTTTTGCAGAAGATGCTTTTAATTTTCTCCAGGATGCCATTCCAGCTACTTCTTCATTATGTTCTTTAACTCGATTTTTAATAGCTGTTTCTGTACCCTCACTAAATTTAATGCTTCCTTTTTTACCGCTTGCAGATCCTTTTTTATTTTTGCCGCTGCCTTTAACTTGATCTTTTTTAGGAGCAGGTGTTGCGCTATCATTTCTAGGCTCTAATTTACCCTCTTTAACAAGCTGCGCTATTTTTCTATCAGCCCAATCTGCTGCTTGCATGGGATTTGTCCAGGGATTGGATCCCCAAAGTAAAAATGCTACGTCGGAATAACGCCAAGTATCAGGATCATTGGGACTTGTTTTTTCACGATCTAAGTCAACAATATGTCGCTTATGCCAGGCTGCAATTCTTACAATTTTTGATATTGATACCGGTTGACCAGCGGCCATAGACCTTGCTTCTCGTTTTGTTTTATCTGTTAAACCTGGTCCGGCTTTTCTTAAGTTATCTAAACCTTTCTGAGCATTTTTTTGCATAAATGCTGGTGGCTTAGTATCAACTTCTCTTAATTCAATATTTTCCAATGGATCTGCTTTTTCTTCTGCTTCTGCAATATTTAAAGCTGTTATTTGATCTTTTGCATTTTTTTCAGTTTTATGACAACCTATAATTTGTTTATCACTATCTTTAACAACAGCAAAACCATTACACTCTTTATTTTCTGTTTCTATACTGTAGGGCATTAGTTAGGCCTTAAAATATGTACATCACCACTACCTGAGGCTGTTATTGCGTAAAGTTCATTATCTGAAGGAATTTCAATTACTAAATTAGTATCATTATCTAAATGAAAACCATTTGTTGAACTAACATTAGATCCGCCTAAATATACTTTATTTCCGTGATCATTATGAATATTAATTGTCTGTGTAAAGTTTTGTGAACTAATAATTTTTACAGCGGTTTGAGCTATTGTAAATTCTTCGCTAATCATTATTCTTGGTTTAAGTTATTTGTTGGATCATGTTCATCTGTTCCCTGCGCTGGAAGTGTAGGATCAATTAAAGCTCCTTGCAAGCCTATATAAAACTTATCGCCGCCTTCATAAGGCTCTAGTTCCATTTTAGCTCTTGCTTCATTCGGAGTCATAACTCCTGAACTTATCGCAACTTGAAATGATCTTACACGGCTTAATTGATCGCCTCTAGCATATTCATCAGTGTCAAGTCTTACAAATTGTTTTCCAGGCAGCAATGACGAAAGACCGTCCTCTATTCTTCTAATCCACGGCAAAAGTGTATGGCGAATAAATGCTAGGCCATTACTTTCAATATTTGAATATACGTTTGATCCGTCTTTTGATAATAATAAATGAGCAGGTATTCTAAAGACTCTGGCTATTTCATGA